GAAAACTGGCAGGATGTAGGCAATAAATCATATCCAGTATATAGGCCAACTATAAGAGTCAATAAGAATACACCATTGACTATATATGAGATAGATAAAAATGATCTAAAGAAACAAATTAAATTAAAACAAAAGATAAAGGGAACTGCAAACTTACCACCATTCAAAAAAAAATAATTATTAATATCAATATTAAATTTTGCCCCCATTTAGATATCAATCAAATCTTTAATTGATTTTTTATCATCAAACTTTACATATTGATTTTCTATAACACCTGAGGAAGTCCCCATTGCATGTGCAGTTTCTTGCAATTCATTCATTGGAGTTTTAAATTTATCCGTTAGATAAATATTTCTCAACATACTACAACCAATTTTGCGATTAAATACCTTATTTAGTATTCTTGTTATATCATTTACTTTATCTAATGGTTGACCATCATAATGCACTAATAAAAATGGATTCTTATTTTTTTTCAATGGGTGTAATTTTACATATAATTTTAGCAATTCTAATAATAGTGGAGATATTGGAATTTCTTGGCAGTTATATGTGCCAGAAGTCTTATAATTATAAAATAAAAATTTATCTTTATCCATATAATTAAAATCTTTGAAATTTTCACCTAAATCTTTTGGGGCATTTAAATATATCATTGCTTGCATATCACGATTACGGCGAGGAGGATTTAGAGTATATAAACTGAGAATAATGAAATGTAATATATCATTCCATTGCATTGCATTTACTTTTTTTAAGTTCAATAATGGAAATGCAATATCATATAAAGTTTGCCATACTTGCATGACTTCATCTTGAGAAATCCAATTTTTCTCTTGTGTTTCTGATTTTGTATTATTAACTTTTAAATCCTTATTCATTTGCATCATTAAATTATAATAAAATTTATTAACCATATCAAATCCTTTTAATCCTTTTATTGTGCTAACAATTGAGATTAAATATGATCGTTGAGAGTTTGGTTTTAAATGAGATATTTTTTGTAATATATCATCTGTCTTTTTTAAAAAATTATAATTTTTAATTTCTTTTCCATCATTCAAACGAAGAAGATTTTTTTGATATGTTTTTTTTGTTGATTCTGTTTGTGATCTTGCGGACATTTTCCACTTTTAAAAAAAGCTGACCAAAAATCTAAAAAAAAATAATTATTATATATATTATATATTATAATATATTTACATTTAAATATTTCAAAAAAATAATGATTATTATCTTATTAAATTCTATTCATATAGTCCAGTGCTATAAGCATTAAACCATTTCTAATATATAATGGCTTCTTTGAAAATTCATTACAAAATATAGTTAATATATTTTTTATTAGTCTATTTTTTTTATAAGTTGTTAAACTAACTGCATTTTGTGGATTATAACATATTAGAATATTAGAAACACCACACATATGAGTTTTTGTTAATCTTAAAAATCTTGGAATAAATGATATTGGAATTCCCTGATCAACACCCATATATTCCTTTATCATTTGCCAAATCTCATCTATAAAATCATATTTTTTTACAATGCTAATTCCTGCAATAGTATAATTTTGGTATTCTGTTATTTGTGCCATCTTAAAAAATATGATTGATATTAATATAAATTTTTATTATATATATAATATTTTATTTATTTAATACGAAATTATTTATTATAAAAGTTATAGTATGCCACCTTGTATTAATGATTTATGGGTGAATGTCAATTTTATGGATGCCACAACAGTGCCAAATGCTGACAATGGGAAACTCTGACCCTCAATATTTGTCCATGTAATGCCAATTGAAAATGAATTTAATTGACTACTACCACTTAATTGTATAGGGGCGGAATAACTATCTAATGCTGGAAAGTATGAAATTGGTTGACAAAATCCAGATGATTGTGCTGAACTATAATTTACTACAAAATCGCATAGCATAGGAATTAGCAAATCATTACCAACGGCTCCAACTTGATCCAATGGAAGTGATGCCTGAGTTGGAAATGCAATTGGCAAACTTGCAACAATCTGTAATTTTGTTAATGTGGCAAATGCAAAATATGTTTGGCAATTTTGTGAATATTGCAACATAGTTGTTGTTGGGTCTGTTGGTAAAAATGATGGTGGCGAATTTTGAGGTGAGTAATTTATTCCAGTATTTTGTAAAACTAATAGACAATCTTTACCATTTGCACTAGTAGTATTTGTTAATCCAATATAATCCCACCCTAATAAATATTGTCTAAAACTATTATTAAAATAAATTTCAACAACATCATCACCAGTTGATTGGTCATATTGACTCATTGGAAATGCATTCATTGTAAATAATTCTGATTGTGGATTCCATGTCATATATGGTGGATTTGCATCCATTGGCAAAGAACCGGCGACAGATGCTACTAATTGAGCATATGCAGTTGCTAATGCAGTATTTATCATCTGTGCAATAGTATTATATGAATATACATAACCCCATGCAGTTGATGGTTGAACTGTTGGACTTTGTGGGACAAATACTGTGCTATTTGTATTTATAACCCTTAAATATACTTGCTGTGATGAATATGTGCTATAAGTTAGATACACACTATAAATGGTATTATATCCATCATTATTTGGTGATGTAATATTTATAACTGGATCCCATAATGGAATTTGTTGAGTTGAGCAAATAAAACGAGATACTGAGACATAATAATCACTTGGATTTTGAACAATAGATTGTGATCTATTTACTGTAGTAGTGAGTGCATTTAATGATGAATTGTTTAATGATGAGAGATTTACTTCTAAATCAAAGACTGCAGGTGTATTATTAGTTGCCATTTCACACTTTTTACCGTGATACGATACACTTCGTGTCTCTTCTCACTCCAAAAAGCTGACCAAAAAATAGTCTTTTTTTAAAATAGTTTGTTTATATATTTTATAATATATTTATTATATTATTATATATATATTATATATTTTATAAAATATTTACTTGAAAATAAAATGTCATTGGCAATTGAAAAAATAGGAAAGAAGGGAGCAAAGAAATTATTAGGCCGTCCAGTTGCAATAATACAAGAAAAAGATAGTAGAAAGCCAGTTGGATTTCTTAAATGTTTTGAAGATAAAGATATTGGAGATGAACTAGTAGAATTACCACCTGATTTAGAATTTAAAATGTGCCCTGAAACAAGGGACAATTTAGTAAATTCCATATTTATAACTGGACCGGCTGGGTGTGGAAAAAGTAGTATATGTGCAGATTATTTACGAGCATTTGACCAATTATTTGATGTTGAACCACAATATAAAATTATTATTAGTGCTGATGGTATAGATGATCCTGCCTTCCAAGATATTCCACATATGAGAATAGTTGTTGATGCAGATTTTGTTGCCAATACTCCAACCTTAGATGATTTAACTAATTTAACTGGATGTAAACGGTCTGTAATCATATATGATGATATCGAGGGAATAACAGATAAGCACAGATTAAGGGCATTAGAGGGATTAGTTGAAAGTTGTTTAACTTGTGGAAGGAAAAGAGGAATAAATACATTATTTATTAGTCATCGTAGTGCTAATGGGAAGCAGACTAAAATGATCTTGACTGAGTTAAACTCTTGTATTTGGTTTCCACAACTTGGAACATCCAGAAATTTAACATATATGTTAACACATCATCTATCTATTCCTGAAGATATGAGAAATTATTTAAAAAATTCTGATTGGGGAAGAAGTATTATATTAATGACATCTGTGCCACAAATGCTATTAGGACAACATAGATGTGCAATTTATGATAGCGATGCATGTTCGCAAACACTTAAGAAAAAAGGAATAATAGACCGCAAAAGGGCACAGATTGAAGCAAGAGAAATGTTAGACCTATAATCGTATTAAATAATAAAATATATATAAATATAGAAAAACATATAAAACCATATATAAAATGCCAGATTATACTAATAGCAAAATATATAAAATTGTATGCAATATTACAGGAGAAATTTATATTGGGTCAACAACTCAAAAATTAAGTGTTAGATTATCAGGACATGTAAGTGATGCAAAAAAAAATAAATGTTGTAAATCAAAAGATATATTATTAAGAGGAGATTATAACATTATATTAATTGAGAATTATTCATGCAATAATAAAGAAGAATTAGGAAAAAAAGAAAGAGAACATATTGAAATTAATATATGTGTTAATAAAAATATACCAACAAGAACAATTCAAGAGTGGAAAGGTGATAATAAAGAAACTATTAAAGAATACGCAAAAGAATATTATGAAAAAAATATAGAACAAAAAACTGAATATAATATTAAATATAAAACTGAAAATAGAGATATTCTTAATAATAAAAAAAAAGAATATAGAAAAAATCATAAAGAAGATATTAAAAAATATTATGAAGATAATAAAGATAAAATAAAACAAAATAGAGATGCAAATAAACATAAAATTAAAGAATATAGAGAAAAAAATAGAGACGAACTTAATAGAAAAAAAAGAGAGGCATATCAAAAGAAAAAGGCAATGATTGAGGATCAAGTTTAAGATAATTATTTTAAATATCTATTTTTTTTTGATTGTTATATATCAGAATTAGAGCATATAGTATGCTTATATATACTTTGGGAAAAAGGGCTTTTCAGATATTTACTAATAGAATTATTTCTGAAAATCCCTTTTCCCCAAACGCATTATATGCTAAAAATACAAAAAAAATAGAAGACGGCATATGAACTAATTCGCTATCAAAAAAGGTAAAAGTGTATTAGATAGGAATTAATGCAAATTCTTGAGTTCCATTTGCTGTCATTACTCCAAATTTACTAACACAAAATTCAACTGAATTTACAGCACTTGCACTATTACTACCAATAGTAAATGCGAGTATTACTTCTGAA